GTGAATAGTACATTTATGGATTCGTTATATATATGGAACAATTGGGAGACACATGTTTAGTTTTAAAGGATATCAAACTAAGGCAAAGAATAAGCACTTAGAACATCTAGAGGACCAGATTATAGACAATGGTTCAGCAGGTGGTCAAAATGCTGTAAATTTTTTAGTTGCAATTCGCAACATGCTAGCCGGTTCATCTAGAAGTAAAGTCAATATGACTGTTAAGTGGGATGGTGCCCCAGCAGTTATCTGTGGTGTTAATCCTGAAAACGGCAAATTCTTTGTAGGTACTAAATCAGTATTCAATAAAACACCTAAAATAAACTATACAGTTTCAGATATAAACAGAAATCATTCAGGTGTACTTGCAAGTAAACTTGCAGTATGTTTATCACAATTAAAAAGAATAGTAACTAATGGTGTCTATCAAGGCGATTTATTGTTCACATCAGGTGATGTTAAAAAAGCAAACATAGACGGACAATCTATGGTTACATTTACACCTAACACAATCACATATGCAATGCCAACAAATTCATCAATAGGCAGAAAAATTGCAAGTGCAAAACTAGGCATAGTTTTTCATACAAAATATTCAGGAACCAAAATACAAGATATGAGAGCCGGTTTTGGTACAGTTACGGGTGGGGGTGGTAGAAATGTTTATCTTGCCTCAGCAGGTTATAAAGATACCTCTGGCTCATCTAAATTCACATCATCAGAATTGTCAAGATTTGATTCACTAATTAGAATGGCAAAAGGTTCATTATCAAAAGCAGGTCCTATGTTAAATCAAATGGACAGTAGAGACCCAACATCAGTAGGATATAGATTAAAAACATTTTTTAATTCTGTAATTAGAAACAGTACAGGTGGTATGGGTAAAGTTAAAACACTACAAGGACAGTTTAGAGATTATTATGAGAACTATATCAATGCAGAAATATCTGCTAGAAAGACAACAGCAGGTAAACAAAAATTTATACAGGCGAAAAAAGATAATTTAAAATTTATAGACAAGAATCAAAGTGCATTATATATGGCAATTGCAAGTCATGTCAGTTTGGCAAATGCAAAGAATTTTTTAGTAAGTAAACTATCACAAATACAAAGTATAGGACACTTTCTAAAAACATCAAATGGGTACAAGGTAACAGCACCTGAAGGTTTTGTCGCAGTAGATAGAAGCGCTGGTGCAGTTAAACTTGTAGATAGATTAGAATTTAGTCGTGCAAACTTTACAATGGACAAGGACTGGTCATGAAAAGATTTAAGTCTTATATAAAAGAAGAAATACCTGGCATACAAATGAGAATCATTATGTTAGGTGGACCTGGTTCAGGTAAATCAACATACTCTAAGTTTCTTACAAAAGAGTTTATGATACCTCATGTTTACACAGGTGATATGATGAGAGACTTGGCAAAGATGGATACACCTACTGGTCGTAAAGTTAGAAGTGCATTAGACAAAGGCGATTATGTAGATACTAAAATTGTTTTAGATACATTACAAAAAAGATTAATGGGAAAAGATACAGAAAGAGGATATGTTTTAGATGGTTTTCCTAGAAGTATGGAACAAGTAAAAGAAATGGAAGATAGAAACATAGGTTTTGACCATGCAGTTTATCTAGATGTTGCCGAAGAAGAAGTCATTAGAAGATTAATGTCTAGAGGTCGTGCAGATGATAAACCAGAAATAATTAAAAACAGAATTAAAGTTTACAAAAAACAAACACAACCTGTGATAGATTATTATAAAGATAAACTTATAACAATTAAGGCAAAAGGTGGTGAAGAAATAGAAGACATTGCAAGTTTAATTATAAAACAGATTAAGGATAAAGATGAAAGAATTTAAAAGTTTTAAAGAACAATACTTACAAGAAGGTGTATATGACCCTGGCATATTCAAGGCATATTTTCTTGCAGGTGGTCCTGGTTCAGGTAAATCATTTGTAACATCAGGTGCATTTGCAGGTCTAGGTTTAAAACTTGTAAATTCAGATAATGCTTTAACAAGAAACTTAGAGAAAGAAGGATTGTCTTTAAAAATGCCTGATTCAGAAAAAGAAAAAAGAGATGAACTTAGAGCAAAGGCAAAGATTACAACAGCAGCTCAATTAGATTTATATATTCAAGGTAGACTAGGATGTATTATGGATGGCACAGCAAGAGATTTTGCATTGATATCAAGACAACAAAGACTGTTTAGATTTCTAGGTTATCAAACCACTATGTTATTTGTGAATACATCTTTAGATGTTGCATTAGAAAGAAATGCAAAAAGAGATAGAACTGTTCCTGAACATATAGCAAAAGCAAATTGGAATAAAGTACAAAGTAACATGGGGCAGTATCAAAGATTATTTGGTGCTAAAAATATGTACATAATAGACAACAGTCAAAGTGAAAAAGAATTAGTAACACAAACATTAAATAAATGTGCAAGTATTGTAAGAAGAACTATGAATCAACCTCATGGATATATTGCACAACAATGGATTAAAAGAGAGTTAGACAGAAAGAAAAGATGAAATTTTATAAAGACTTAATAGAATCAGTAATTGATATACCTAGGAAAGATTATGCACCTGGTGTATTTGATGACGCTGATTCTGAAAATCCTAAACTAAAACAAAAAGTTTTAGATATGATTGACAAACAGATTAAAGAGTTTGAAAAACTTGCACCTGTTGTATCAACATCACTAATAGGTTCTATACTTACAAAGAGATATCGTAATGACGCTGACTTGGATATCAATGTATTATTTGATGTACCTGAAGATGAACAAGAAGAAAGGAGAGAACAGTACTCTAAACTATTAAGAGATATCAATGGTAAAAATGTGCCAGGCACAGAACATCCTGTAAACTACTATGTGATTACAGACCCTAAAGTTTTAGAAAACAATAATAAAAAGGCAGATGGTATCTTCTCTATAAAAGATAACAAGTGGATTAAAAAACCAGATGAAGATACATTTGAGCCTGAAAAGTATGAGGCAGATTTTAGAAAACAAGTACAAGAACTTGACATTATAAACGGCGAACTAAAAAGAGATATTATAGATTATACAGAACTAAAACAATTATCCAATAATGATGTCTTAAATTTACAAGCATTAGTAAATGAAAAACTAGAAGAAATAGAAGAATCAATTAGAAGATTAAAAGAGATAGGTGATAAACTTACAAACGATAGGAGAGATATCTTTAGTAGAGAAATGACACCTGATGAAATTAGAGAGTTTGGTAAACAAAACAAACTACCTAAAAATGTAATCTATAAGATGTTAGAAAAATATCACTACATGAAGTTTTATAAAAAACTAAAAGATATATTAGAAGATGATAAAGTTACAGACCAAGAAATAGATTCTTTAAAAGAGGCACCTGAATATTCTAAAGGAACATTGGTACTTGCATTTGGCAGATTTAATCCACCTACAATAGGTCATGAAAAACTTTTAAGAAAAGTATCACAAACACCAGGTGATTTTAAACATGTATATTTAAGTAAAAGTAATGACCCCAAAAAGAATCCTTTAACACCTACACAAAAGATTAAATATATGAGAGATATGTTTCCACAACATAGAACTATGTTTAGAATACCTAAATCAAATATGATATTAGATATTGCAACAGAAATATATAATGATGGTTATACAAATATAAATTTTGTTGCAGGTAGTGATAGAGTACAAGAATTTAAAAGAATATTAAATCAATATAACAATGTAAAATCAAGACATGGATTTTATAACTTTAAAAGTATTAAGATAACAAGTGCAGGTGAAAGAGACCCAGACGCCGAAGGCGCTACAGGTATGAGTGCAAGTAAAATGAGACAAGCTGTTGCACAAGGTGATATCAAATCATTTGAAAAAGGTTTACCAAGAGGGTTTAGAGATGTAAAAGGATTATTTAGAGATGTTGCAGTAGGTATGCGAGTGGACTTTAAACAGGCATTAGCTGCTAATACAAATAATCACTTTGGGTATTCATTTAAACCTGTTGCAAGTTTAGAAGCATTTGAAAAGAAACAATTGAGAGATTTATATATTAGAGAAGTTATCTTTAATATAAATGACAAAGTACATTATGTAAAAGAAGATATACATGGTAAGATTGTAAGAAGAAGTACGAACTATATTGTACTTGAAGATTCAGAAGAAAACTTACATAAGGCATGGATATATGATTGTGTGCCTGATTCAGCAGATAAAGAGGTTGCAATTAGAGAATTTAATTTAGACATAGATTATGGCTTTGAGGCTGTATCGGAGGGAGACATGAAAGAAAAGAAAAAATTGGCACAGGATCCTGATGTTAGAAAAGAACCTGGAAGTCAGCCAAAGAAATACTACAAGACATTGAGTAAAGATGTAAAACAAAAGAGGTCAGACCACTTTAAGAAACAAGATACAAATGCACCTGGTTACAAACCAGCGCCAGGTGATGACACGGCAAAGACTAAAACATCTAAACATACTAAGAAGTTTAGACAGATGTATGGTGAAGCTAAAGATGAGTTTCATCTATTTGATAATAAAAAAGACGCTGAGAAAAAGGCAAAAGAGATTGGTGGTAAAGTAATAGACGGAACTTCTTTTAGGGCAGGTTATTATGCTGTCTATAAAGGAAAACCAGTTAAAGAATCATATGAAATAGGGGCAGATTATGCCAATCACACTAAAGAAATGACACCTGGAGAGACACCAGATGAAAAACCTGTTGATTCTAAACTAAGAACTCCTGAAAATCCTCAAAACAAAGATGTAAAAAAGGATAAATATAAGATGAAAACATTCAAAGAGTATGCGAATGATGATATATATGCACATCTAGAAGAAGAACTAGAGATTACAGAGGCAGAATATCAAGGTAAAAAAGTGAAACTTAACGACCCTATAAGAGGTGGTAGTAAGAAGTTTTATGTATATGTCAAGAATGAAAAAGGTAATGTGGTCAAAGTATCTTTTGGTGATACAACAGGATTGAGTATCAAAAGAGATGACCCAGAGAGAAGAAAGAGTTTTAGGGCAAGACACAAATGTGATACTGCCAAAGATAAAACATCAGCAAGATATTGGTCTTGTAGAATGTGGACTGCTAAAACTAAAGTATCGGATTTAGACTAATGAACTATAAAGAATTTACAAAGAAGTCATATGGATTAGAGGCAAAAGAAGTGCCACCTAAACCAATGACATATTCAGATGTAAAAGAAGACATAAGAATTTCAGACCCAACAGGTAAAAAGAAAGCTTATGCAAAAAGTTATGCAGATGTATATAAGGATACACATAGAGGGGCACCTAAAATAAAAGATGAGAGAGGTAATTTTTTTACTTTAAGTGGTAAAGATGAAAAACTAGTCGCAGATTTAGTGAGGGACAAATGAGTAGATATAGAGCAACAACAGGCGAACTGTTAGAACAAGTAAGACAAGAAAGTAGAGATAGAAATATCTACAATATGGCGTTTGATGGTGATAGCGCTGAAGACATTGCAAAAAAACTTAAACTAGATGTTGCAACAGTCAAAAAAGTTTTAGGTGAAATGAATGAACTTGGTGAATCAACTTTTCCATTTACCAAAAGTCAATTTAAAAACAACGAAAAAGAAAACAAACATAGTGAAAATGCATTAGCACTTGCTAAAATGTTTGGTACTGGTAAAGAAATACATGATATGAAATCTATTTTAAAATTTCTAGACCAAAGAGGTTATATAAACAAACAAATGTTTGATATAGGGGTTAAAATAACAAAAAAATATTATTCTAAATTAAAAGAAGAAGTACAAGAAGATTGGAAAGATACTAACAAAAGAAATGTTGAGAGACATGGTAGTACAGGTAAAACAAAAGATGAAGACAGAGTTAAATCTCTAGAGAATGAGATTCAAAGATTAAAACTAGAATTAGAAAACGAAAAGAATGCTACTGTAAAACCAGAACCTAATCCTGATACAGGCGAAGTACCTCTAACAGTAGGCGTTGCACACAAATATTTAAAAGACAAACAAAAGAAAGAAGTTAAGAAAGAAGAACTAGAAGAAGCAACATTTAGTCCTGCTATGATTTCACAATTAAAAAAGGCGTATGGCAATCTTAAAACAATTACACCTGATAATGCGAAAAAACTTGGCAAAATAATTGATACTGTAACTAAAGATGGTTTAATTGATTTATATAAGTCAAAAATACCTTTTGTTAGTACAGCCGCAGGTACTAGACTTTCTATGAAACATAATTTAAGTCCTATGGATATTAAAAGAATTATATCTAAAGAAGAAGTACAAGAAGAAGTAGAACTTACAGAATACTTTGCAACAGTACATTCAGACAAGAAACAAATTGCAGACTTCATTAAGAAAAACAAATCAGGTATTGATTATGTAGATGATGACGCTGGTGGTAACATAGAGTTTGAAGGTAAAAATGCTCATGACCTTGCAGATAAAGTAAAGGCAAAGTTTGGCGTAAGAGTTACAAAAGAAAGTTTTGAACCAATAGAAAATAAATCATTAGAAGAAATGTCTTTATCATCTGCTGAAAGAGCAAGAGGTTCAGACAGACCAATTACTATTCAATATACTTACATGAGAAATCCAATCTTATTTATGCAAACACTTAAAGGTACTAAAACAGGTAAGAAAATGAAACATGTTTTCCCTCGTAAAATCGGAAGTGATGAATATAAGTTAAGGGGTACATATCAAGACCATATAGATTTCTTAAAAACATTAAACAGTAAAGGTATCATGCCCAATACTAATATTATAGGTGAAGAACTAGAAGAAGATACTAACAAGTATATCACAGAGAAAATAAAAGGATTAGAAAACAAGGCAAAGAAAACAGGCATGCCATATAGTATCTTAAAGAAAGTATACGATAGAGGTATGGCTGCATGGAAAGGTGGTCATAGACCTGGTGCAACTCAACAGCAATGGGCATTTGCAAGAGTAAATTCTTTTGTAACTAAATCATCTGGTACATGGGGTAAGGCAGATAAAGACCTTGCACAAAAAGTAAGAGCTGCAGAATCAGTAGAACAAGAAGGATTAATTAATTTTGGTACTAGTAATCCAGAATATTCAGCTCATACACAAGACAAGGGTATTATATCATTTATAGGTCAACAATTAGATTTTGGTCCAAAACGATTTATCTATGTAAAATCTTATAACAAAAACGGAAAAATAGTCTTTGGTGGTAAAGGTGGTAAAAAAGTCGCAGATTATATAAAAAGTAAAGGATTTAAAGTAACAAAAGAATCATTAGAAGAAACAAGACAACTAAAAGACCCTAACAAAGAAATGATGGTTGTTAAAAATAATAAAGTAATAGTTATAGATAAATCTGATTTTGAAAAGTATAAGGCAAAAGGATATATACAGGCTGAAGATGTAGAAAATGAGGCATGTTGGGATACACACAAACAAGTAGGTTTTAAAATGAAAGGTGGTAAGAGAGTACCTAACTGTGTACCAAAGAACGAAGAACTAGATAAAGATGACAAACCTCTAGTTAAAAAAGTAGCAGACATGCTAAAGAAGGCAAGTAAGAAACATGCAAGTCAATCTAAGATGTTAGATAAGGCAGTAAATGAAGCAGACTTGACAGACAAACAAGTAGATATGGTAAAAAAAGTCGCAGACAAATTACCAAAAGATGATTTCAAGAAACGATATGGTAAAGACGCCGATAATGTAAAATTCGGCACTGCTACTAATATTGTTAAGAAAAAACTAAACATTGATGGATACGAGGGTGCTAGAAACCTTGTAGACAGACTATTAAAAAAGGAGAAAGGTGATGAGTAAATACTTAGAAACTAAAAAAGGTAGTCTAGAGGATATGGTAGCAGGCGTAACAGAAGGCAAACAATCCGAAGATTACAAACAATTATTTAAGAAAGAACTTGAAAAGACTGGTAAAGGAATTGGTTCTATGTCAGACATGGAAAAGAAAGCTTTCTTTAATAAGATAGACAAAAAATATACAGCAAAAAATGAAGGTTCAAAAGAGATTCAAAAAAAGAATGTGAGAACTTCACCAGGTGAAGGCACAGGTGCAGCTGGCGGACCTAAACTAACAGAATCAGTAAAAGTAGAAGGTGGACCTCCAGCAGATGGTGGGCCAGGTTCTGGTGCTCATAATCATGGCAAGTCTTCAAGTACGCCAAAAGAATTGACTACTAAAGATGGCAAAGTATCAGTAAGCAAATTAAAAGGTACAGTAGAAAAAGAATTAGTTAAAGGTAAGTTTTATGTAGATTACACTACTAAGGGCAATAATACCCTAATAATGGATGCAGAAGATGAAGCTGAAGAATTGATAAAATCATTAAAGAAAAAATTTGGCAATTCTTTAGACATAAAACAGGATGCTGGTGAAGTAACTGCTAGAATTAAAGAAAGTATAGATGAAGAACTAGAAGAAGGTGGTGTCAAAGACTTCTTAATGGATGTTGAGGCAGACGCTGGTGATATGAGTTTAAATGACTTAATCAAAAAGTATTATGGTCAAATGGGTTTATCTGCTCAAGAAATCAAAAAGATTTATTACAGAGTAAATGAAGAACTAACTGCTGGTCAAAAGAAACTTCCACCTGCTTTACAAAAAGCAATTAAAGACAAACAAGATAAGAAAGAAGTCAAGGAAGAATCAGAAGAAGAAACTAAATCTTTAAGAGATACAGTACATGACATTTGGAATCAGGCTGCTAAAGAAGAAGAAACAAGAGAAGATGAGGCAAAATACTACAAACCAGTAGAAGAAGAAAAAAAAAGCCTGAGTGAAGAAAAAATAAAGTGTCCTAACTGTGGTTATATGAATGACGCTGGGGCAGACAAATGTTCTAACTGTGGTTACGACCTTAGTAAAAAAGAAGGCAAACACGAAAAGAAAAAAGCTATGACAGGTTCACCTGCTACTAAAGTAGATACATCACCTGAAGTAGAGTACGATAAATAATGATAATATATTGTGATATGGATGGAGTCCTTTGCGACTTTGAAAGGCAATGGGCTCGAACAGCAAAAATGCCGTTCTCAAAATTTCAAACATTAAGTGTACATGACAGATGGAAACCTGTTAGAGACCATGGTGGATTTTGGGAAACTATGCCATGGAAAGGTGATGGTAGAATGTTATGGAACTATATTAAGAAACATGATGTAAGAATCTTATCAGCATACTCATCATCTGACCCTAACTGTATGGCAGGTAAGAGAAAGTGGTTACAAAAGAATGTATCAATATCTAACGCTAAGATACACTTAGTAACTAGAAGTCAAAAACAAATCTATTCAAAGAAAAACACTATACTTATAGATGATTATATTAGAAACATTAAAGAGTTTAATGCAAAAGGTGGTATAGGTATAAGACATAAATCAACAGGCTCAACAATCGCTCAACTCAAAAAACTAGGTTTATAGAGATTATCTCTTATAAATAGTATCATAGATTAAAAATGTGAGTACTTTAATAAAAATATTATAGGAGAGAATATAATGTCAGGATGGATAAATACGGATGCACACACTAGTGCGCCTCTGTTTGCATTGGCACAAGTACAAAAGGCACCAACAGCTGCTAATATGGGAGCTGCAGGTTCTGGAAAACTTTTTAACAATGCAACAGAAGATAACCTTATAACTGATGTAACAATCGGTCTTTTTAACCTAAAAGATGGTGAAGAAGAAAAAGGTGCCCACACTGGTTGGAATTTAAAAACAACTGGTACAGGCGGTCGTGCTTCTAGAGTAATCTATGAAACACTAGTATGTTTGGCAAATAGTGCCGACGCTTAATACTAAATAATGATAGAGAGGAAAGGAAACTTTCGTGCAGACTTTCCTCTCACTTTGGTCCATGTATATGCATGGAGTAGCATTCCCGAAAGGGGTTAATATAGGAGAAAAAAATGGCAGACAAAAAAATAACGGCATTATCTAACTTAGGTGATTCATTAGCTTCGGCTGATTTATTTCATGTTGTAGATGACCCAACAGGTACACCAGTCAATAAGAAGATAGCTGCTGAAGATGTTTTTAATAACATACCTTCATGGTTAGGTTTAAAACAAACTTCACAAACAGCAACAGCAGATGGTTCAACAACTATCGCAAT